TGTACAAGCACCTCACAAAATTTGGAGAGGATCGTATGGTGGCTGGAGATTACGGTAAATTCGATAAGAAGATGGGTGCGGCCTTGATTGTGCACGCATTCTACATCCTGATCACCATCTGCGAGAAGTGTGGCATGTCCCCTCAGGATGTGAATCGCATGTGGGGTTTCGCTTATGACACGTCGTGCTCGTGGTGTCTCTTCTCCGGTGATCTGGTTCAGTTCATGGGAAGTAACCCTTCGGGTCATCCATTGACTGTCATCATCAACTGCCTTGTTAACTGCTTGTATGTGCGTTACTGCTATCACGAGCTTAACCCAGAAAAGGAAGTTGATTCTTTCCGTTCCAACGTGGTCCTTGCGACGTACGGCGACGACAACATTTTTGGGTCAGCCGTTGATTGGTTCAACCACACGTCTCTCTCGCACATGCTTGAGAAACACGGGGTGGAATACACCATGGCCGACAAGGAGTCTGAAACAGTGCCCTTCCTTCACATTTCGCAGACGAGTTTTTTGAAGAGGAGGTGGCGTTTTGAGGAGGAGCTTGGAGCTTACGTCTGCCCTATCGAGCACGCGACGCTCGACAAGATGATGACTACGTGGCTCCCTTCGGGCGATGGCCCTGAGGAGCATGCCACGAAGATTCTGCATGACGTCTGTGTTGAGTATTTCTGGTATGGTAGGGATGTTTTTGAGGACAAACGCAAGGTACTCATGGAGATTTTCCATGAGTGTGTACCAGAGGAGTATCTTACTGATGGGGTATTTCCGACGTGGCAGCAACTCATCAACCGCTGGTACCTTTCGAGTGGTCTCGAGCCACCGAGCGCCGCAGAGTAATCTGCGTCGCGGCAGCTGGTGATCTGCCTAAACAACGCAACTCACCCGTAACGCGCTGATCTGACTCGATGACAAGGCTAAGTCGAGTAGCGTGCAGTGCGACGACCCTGTCCCACCTCTGCGGAGTGGGACCTCTTATTTAGGAGAAGCAATAGGGGGGCACGCCTACACAGCAACCCGCGCCAATTGGTGTAAGCGCGGGCCTAGATTTCACCAAACAAAAACCAAAACAAACAAAATCCCGAGCACTTCAGTGTGCAAAGAAGTTCCCGTCAGGGAATGGATCTCTACCGTTTGCAGGCGGACGACATTTCAGCTGGAGTATCACATGAGGTGACCCAGCAGAATATCAAGTTCGTCGATGCAGGTCTCCAACGCGTTGTTTCGGCACCGCCAATTGGAGGCTTTGCGCCCAATCAGGACGACGGGAATAGGCTCGGTGACTTCATGTCGCGTCCTGTTCTCATCAACTCTTTCACATGGTCGGAGACAAACACAACTGTGCCGCAAACCAGTTTCAATCCGTGGAAGCTGTATTTCAATGACGTGAGAATCAAGAAGAAGCTCGAGAATTACAAGTTGCTGCGTTGCAAGATGAAGTTGAAATTCGTGGTGAATGCATCCCCCTTTTTCTACGGAGCTATGCGCGTGTCGTATTGCCCCATGGATTCGGATCAGGACTCTTATATCACGACTGGAGATCAAATCAAGCTTTCGCAGACGCCAGGATTGTTTTTGGAACCTGCCAACATGACATCGAGCGAGATGGAGTTGCCGTTTCTTTGGCCCAACCCATGGCTAGACATCACAGATGTTCGTGAATTTGACAACATGGGTCGCATTCGATACATTTTGTATTCGAAGTTGCGATCTGCGAACGGTGTCGCGAACGCTAGTGTGAGGATTTCGTGCTACGCTTGGACAACTGATTTGGAGCTTGCTGGCTTAACATCTGCGTTCGCCCTTCAAGCTTCCGATCAGCCGTACATGAGTTCCATGATGGCTAAGGT